GGATGAAGATCGACCAGGTCATTCCCGAAACGGTGCGTCAACCGACGGATGCGGTTCGAGGAGAGTCTGCAGCGAGCTTTGAGACCCGCGGGTGGCTCCCCTGTCCATGGGGGAGCATGCACCATCGCCAAGGGCTGAATGCCCGTCTTGTCAACAAAGGGAGTATACCCTTCCGGAAGAGGTGTTCCGGTCGGATAGAGCTCAACATTGACTCGACGGTTCAGTCGACCCAAAACTGTCGCCGATATCGCATTATCGGACTCTAAAAACAACAGAGAGTCCAGAGCGTAGCTCTTCTCTTGTCCGTCGTAGGTGTACGAGGCGGAGAGAAAGAGAGCACGTGCGAGTCGGCGCTGCTCAGGCGAGAACCGAGGTTCAACACCTTGAGGCACCGTGAATCCTAGTCCACCCAGCAACGGGTGCGCAAAGATGTTCAAAGTAGCTCCTCCGAACCTAGTCTGAGATTGAATACTCTGACGATGGTAATGAAGGAACCACTTATGAGCCTGTGCTGGATTCAACGCTTCGAGAACGGCCCCGGCGTGCCACCCTGAAAGAGGGAGGGCACCGAGGAACTCCCGGCCCGTCAGCTTCGCTTGGCCTGTCAGCAGGCCGACATTGAGGAAACCCTTGATGGAGATCGAGGGAACCTGAGAGATGTCGAAATCGGGGATCTCGACTCGCTCTTCAATATCGGCCCAGGAGCCAACAGACTTCCAGAATTGGTATGAACTCTGGGCCTTGCGATACTCGATAGGGATCGAGTTGACCGTTAAGAAACGAGGGTGACGAAAGTTCTTTCCGACAGATTGGGTAAAACCAACCTTCTGAATCTGATTCAACCATTCTTTGTAATGGGAATCCGATGAGCGGAATAGAATATCGTCTCCGTTAATCAAGACGGCCAGCTTATCCATCCGGACCCGAGACTTGAGAATCTCGAGGTGGTCCGGAAGGGACATGATGTAGGCAAACAAGTTCGCCAAACAGAGGATAGGAAAGGATAGGACCGATCCCATCAATTGCCCGTTCTTTTGCACGACCGGTGCGATCTTAGTCCAACCTGGATAGATCAACACCTGCTCGTATAGAATGGAGGCAATGATGTCCTTGAAAGGGATATCCTCCGGGTCTAGGCACTCTAGTATCACCTCTAGAATGGCCTTCGACAGACGGATGTCCAAACCGTCCGTCGCAGCAGAGTAGTCCCCTGAGACGAAGGGGTCCTCTCGACCTCCGCGAGCAAGGTGGCGCATCACGAGATCATGGATCAGATCCTCGGATATCGG